TTCTTCGTTAATCAGGCAGCACAGAACAATCACTTACAACTTAAATGGGCATCCGAAGGTGGAGATATTCCATCAGGTCGTGCATTGCAGTTAATGGAAGTAGAGAATACAGAACAGAGGGAAGCCGGTATACAAGATATATGGAGACCACACGAACAGGCTAGATATACCTTGGATAAGATTATATTAGAAACTCACGGAAAAGTTAGTATTGGTGACGATTATTCAGTTAATTTCGTAGAACCTGACCTAACTATAACCTCAGAAGATGAGAGAGCACAAGAACAACACGATTTAGAGTTAGGTTTAACATCAAGGAAAAGATTATTAGAGAAACGGAACCCAGATATAACAGAAGAAGAACTGGATGATATAATCGCTGAAGCAGATGCTGAACAGACATCTAAACAAACTACTCCTATCCTACCATTAATTTAATAATGGCTACGATACTACATAAGTATTTAGATAAGTTAGATGATTTGAAGGTTAAGGTTGGGGAAGATGCCGATAAAGTAATACTGGATAGCATTGATATAAAAGAACTTATTAAGAACCCTCGACAGATTATAGGGCAGATTGCCGTTGAGTTCTCACAACGACACGTGGATAAGATACAACAGAGTTATAAAGTTGTGGAAGATGCTACTAAAAAGATTATAGAGAAATCATAATGGCAAATATTAATATTACGATTAATAGAACTAAAAAGCTACGTAGGTTAAAGAAAAAACTTCCAAAGATTACTCAAGTGATATTAAATGATGTGGCTGATGCCACAGTAATAGACTTACGGAAACGAGGAGCACGTGGAGAGGGAGTTAGTGGAAAGTTAGCACCATTAAAGTCAGCAACTATAAGACAGAAAAGGAAACACGGATTATCTAAACCATCCACCCCACTATACGGCACAGGCAAGATGACCCAAGGAACATTTGTGAAAGAGAGAAGAAAGAACAAAGCTACTATTTCTGTTCCGTCGGATAGAGAAGATATACTATCATATCACCAAGAAGGAGCAGGACATTTACCTAAAAGAGAGTGGTTCGGTATAAGTAAGAAACATCAAAAAGATATTGAGAAGATAGCTAGAATCCAATTTAAGAAACTATTAAAAACTTTATAGTATGCCAAATATTAAAGATATAGAAACAATAGTATCACAGAAAATACAAACTGATGTAGCCATTACAGTATTGGAGATAGAACAATTAGTATCCAGTATGAGGTTATATGGTATGGACGAGGCTACTATTATATCTACACTGGAAACTGATTTAATCAATCAAGGAAGGTTATTCGGTGCATTTAGAAATAGAATAAAGAATACTATAAAGAGTGCTATAATGTTAGCTTCAGGTGCAGCACAAAGAAATATATACGGAAATGCAGGAATAAAGGAGTTTAGATGGGTTACAGTATCAGATACGAGAGTATGTCCTGATTGTGTTATACGACATAATAGAATAGAAGCATTAGATACTTTCCAACTAATAGGATTACCAGGTAGTGGGTTCTCAATATGTAGAGGTAATTGTAGATGTGTTATGGTGCCAGTTTCGTATAAAGGAGAAGATTTATCCAAACCACTACTTAGAAAACGGAAATAGTTATATATAAACAATATGAATGATTTTTTACATTAAAAGATATTTATTAACAAGTCAAACAAGACGTTAAAAAGAAGAAGGAAAGATCAATACTATGAGTGAAATAGAAACAGGGGTCACTCCCGTAAATAGTGAAACCACTTTAGAGCAAAGTGTTATACAAAATGCTCCCGCTGATAATGACAGCGTCAAAACAGTCCCAGACAGTATCCCTTATGCAAGGTTTAAAGAAGTTAATGATGCTTTAAAAGAAATGAGATCAGCCTATGATAATCAGGTACAATCTCAAAAACAAGCAGAGTTAAAACGCCTTGAAGATGAAGGAAAGACTTTGGAAGTTAGAGACTTACAACTTAAAGAGTTGCAAGAGAAACTAACCCTGTATGAGCCATTGGCTAAGGAATACACTAATTATCAAGAGAGAAGAACTACGAACTGGTTAGAACAATTAGGTGAAGATAAAGATAGTAAAACTATTTTACAATCTCTACCGTTCGCAGACCGTAGGACTTATATGAAACAACTTACAAACAAAAACGAGGTACAAGCAGTTGTCCCAAACGTTAGTTCAGATAAACCAGGCAGTAACTCTGTTATTGTCGATGGATATACAACACCACAACAGGCAGCGTATGCTTTTAGTCGTGGAGAACTAAAGAAAAACGATTATGAAAAAATCATTAACAAGTTCAGCACCTCAAGGATCAAAGGCTGGTAAAAAGTCTTTAAATCTTTCGGAGTTTAAAGAGATAAAAGAACCTACTAATATCAAGGGTTTTACTCCTGATAAAGAAGGTAGAGTTTCTATCGGATATACTCACGAAGGAGAACAGAAATGGATCTATGATGGAAAAGAGGAAATCTCTTTTGAGGACGGATTTAGAATGTCTACAGGACAAGAATCCGTTCCTGGACGCGGAACTATCCAAAAAGGATGGAATCGTAGTTGGGAATCAGCGTATGACCGAGTTTTTAACCATATTAAGGAGAATTAATTATGGCAACAGGTGATAGTGGCAATTATGCCGGTGCATTAGCTGATATTATACAAGCTGAAGCAATCCAGCGTTTCGTAACGGCTGGAGTATTCGTAAACCCATTGAGACCTGACACCTCATTAGTATCCGTTTTTAGTGAACCCAGAGCTGATAAGATTTCAGTTCCAGTTTGGAATGATGGTACAAACCAAGTAACAAGTGCAGATGTTGCATCGCACTCCTCAGGTGGCACGGTTTCAGAAACCGCGTTAGATTCTACAAAAAGAACCTTTACACTTGCTATGAGAGCGATAAACCTTCCGTTGCATGATGAAGCCAAATGGTCTAATGTAGACCGTCCAGAGCTTCGTTTAGGACAACATTTAGGTAATGCATTAGCAGCTGACTTGGATGCACAATTAGCCCAAACAGCAACTTCCTTTTCCAACTCTGTTGGATCTGGATCAGAGGAAATGAAAATTGACGTATTGTTTGATGCAATGAAAACATTACGGAATAATCATGCTCCAGGGCCTTATTTTTATGTAGGATCAACAGAACAAGTTTGGGATAAAACCTATGGATTGTTAGAAGATTTTGTAAATACTTCTAACTTTGCAGGTGCCCCAGCACAGGACGAAGCAATTCGTAATGGATATGTTGGTCGTTTAGCTGGTTTTGATGTCTTAACCACACCAGAAATTACTGGTTCGGTTCTTGACTCAAAGCTTAATGCTAATGCTATAGCTGGAAATAAGGAATGTCTGGCATTTGCATGGAGTGGGGATGACCTAATCCGTGTAGAAGAAGAAAGGGAAGGCTCAAAGCTGAAAAGTTCTTGGGTTGGATCTTACTTTGGTTCGGCTGGTGTTCTGGCGGATAATTATGGCGTGCGAGTAATCTCACGTATTGGCTAATTAAGCTAATATAAACAAAATAGTGTAGGCTCAGTTAATAACCTACTCGTATATGTAAGAGTGCATAGATGTGAAAACTCTGAATACTAATAACAATATATTTATTAGATTATTTAGCTGAGCTGAACGCTTTATTAATTATTGTAGACGATGTTTTAGGCATTGACTCAAATTGGAGAACTATAATATGTTAAATACAACATTATTAAAAAACAAAAAGATTTATCAAACTTTAGATAGTTTGAAACAAAAAGGTTATGCTTATTATATATCCATACACGATAGAATAGGTGATAAGGAGATTCAGTTATGAAGTTAAGACGACTTGATTTAAGATCAAACAAAATGTCGTATAAGCCCAAGCAGGACTTTGCAGATTTAATTACATTTTATGATAAAGATGAAAACCCCGTAGTTGTTATAGATACGGTAAACAAGAGGCTTAGTGGTTCTTTTGGTGGAGATTGGGTAGGAGATTTCCCTATAAGTGGTGCTATGAGTGTAGATGGTAATATAACTGCAACAGGAACTATAACTGCACAAGAATTTAATACCGAATTAACTAATGTTAGTGTGATATATCAAAGTGGTAGTACCAAGTTCGGTGATACTGCTGATGATATACATTCATTCACAGGATCGTTCTATGTAGTGGGTGATATATCAGGTAGTAACTTAACTACTGGCACTATACATGGTTCTATTATTAGTGGTTCTATTATTAGTGGTTCAGTTATTAGCGGTTCATTTGTAGGAGATGGTAGTGCTTTAACTTATGATATGGCAACTACAACCATATATGGTAATATTATTA